CCGTTAACAGTCCCAACATGGATATTAGAAGGAACAGCTAGACCTGCTGAAGATGAAGAGCAAACTGCAAATTGGATTGCAAATCATCCTACTATGCAGACACAGGAATTAACTTGGACATAACATGCCTATAAAGAAAGTTAAAGGTGGTTACAAGTGGGGTAATAAAGGAAAGGTCTATAAATCTAGACAGGGCGCTGAAAGACAGGCTCGTGCAGCCTATGCCTCTGGATATAAAAAGAAGTAGGGTGCTAGTGTGTTGCCTGTTATAGCAGATAGCGTCAAACATAAGAATAATAATGCCGATGCTGCACAAAAATTTGCTGAATGGGCGCACACTGCGCCCTTTGAACTTGTTTTGTTGGCATATGCTGATTGTCATGATGATCCTAATATTGACGATTCTTTCATTAGGACTTTGGGTCAGTTGGATCGTTATTACCTTGGGGTCTTTTTGTGTAACCGCCATGATATGGTTCATCCGTGGATTTATGAAAGATGCAGAGAGGTAGAGGCTGCTCCAGATAGTCATTTAGATTTATGGGCGCGATTTCATTATAAGAGTTCAATTATTACGTTTTTAGGTACTGTTCAGGAAATTTTATGTAACCCAGATATAACGATAGGGTTGTTATCGTATTCCGCTAGACAGGCAAAACCATTTTTACGCCAGATAATGCAGGAATTTGATTCCAATGAAAAGCTTAAACAACTTTATCCTGATATCCTATGGGAGAAACCTAGACTTCAGGCTCCCAAATGGGCTGAGAATGAAGGGATATGTGTTAGGAGATTTGCTAACCCGAAGGAACAAACTATTGAGGCCCACGGACTTGTGGATGGTCAGCCTACTGGACGACATTTTGATCTTATCATTTATGACGATGTAGTAGTTCAGGAATCGGTCAATACTCCAGAGCAGATAAAGAAGACCACAACTCAATGGGAACTCTCTCTTAACTTAGGTTCTACTCATAATCCTCGTTACCAATATGCAGGTACTCGTTATTCTTATGGCGATACCTATGGAACTATTTTGCAACGGGCAGCCGTGAAGCCTAGAATTCATCCTGCTACCGTAGATGGAAAAATGGATGGAGAGCCAGTCTTTCTTCAACCAGAAAGATGGGAAGAAATAAAGAAGACTACCTCTACTTATACGGTAGCTTGTCAGCAGCTTTTAAATCCCATTGCTGGGTCAGATGTTTCATTTAAAGAAGAGTGGTGGACAGAGTGGGAGATTCGACCTTACACATTGAATGCTTATATTATGTGCGATCCGGCTCATTCCAGAAAGAGAGAGTCTAATAGGACCGCTATAGCTGTTGTGGGGATTGATGGGAACTACAATAAATTTCTTCTAGATGGTGTTTGTCACAGGCTTTCTTTATCTGAAAGATGGGATGCTTTAAAGATGCTTAGGACAAAATGGAAGAGAGCGCCGGGAATAAGAGAGGTTAAGGTTGGATATGAAAGATACGGGGCGCAGTCGGACATAGAGCATTTCAAAGAAATGATGAGGATAGACGGAAGTTCATTTCCTGTCTATGAATTAAATTGGACAGGTGGTGGTGGCCCTCAGTCTAAGCGAGATAGGATTCAAAGATTAGAGCCAGACCTAAAGGATGGTTCATTTTTCTTTCCTTATCCAACAGACGAGAAGAGGTTGACTTCTCACCAAAAAGACTATAAAATAAAGAAACAAGAATTCTTAATATCTAAAAAGATTTTAAGAAAAGATGAAGAAGGTAAGGTGTACGATTTAGTTGATTGGGTTAAGAGGAATGAGTATATGTTATTCCCTACTATACACCCAGACTTTTTAGATGCGCTTTCCAGAATATATGATATGGACCCGATGCCTCCAATATCAAGGACTAGGCATTCCTTAGAACCTGAAGCAGAGGCGAGATTTTAATGAGAAGATTTAGGATTGGAGGAAGACGAGTAGGCCCACCGCGTAGGGTAGCCTATCGAATGACCAACGGAAGGAAGTTCTATGAGAAGTCTCCTAGAACATTCCCTTATGGGAACATGCCTTATTTTCAGGATTACTATGTAACTACAGGATATGTGAGTGACGAATAATGGCAGATATTACATTAAGAGAAACAGAGGGTAGACCTCTTACATTTGCTGAAGTTGATGGCAATTTTACCAATTTAAATAATGATAAGCAGGAAGTTGTTCCAAGGCTTAATTTGGTTACGTCATTAGATGCAGCTGCTGATAAGTTATCTTTTTATGATACATCTGCTGCTACTGAAAGGGCTATCTTGCCTGAAAATGTATCAGTTTTTGTAGAGAGGACAGTTGTGATTAAATGTGTTGCTGATACGATTGCTCCGACTACCGGGGATGGAATAACTCATTTTGTTATCCCGTCAACTATGAATGGTAAAAATTTATCTAGTGCGCAAGCGCATGTTTATACAGCAGGGACCGCAAGCACTATAACAAATGTACAGTTACATAATTTAACAGAAGGGAATGATATGTTGTCTACACCTATTACTATTGATCTTAATGAAAAAGACTCTAGCACTGCTGCAACGCCCTCTGTAACTGGTTCTGATAATGGAGTATCTACTGCCGATGTTATCAGGATTGATGTTGATGCAGTTGCTACAAATACAAAAGGATTAGAAGTTAGAATGGTATTTTCAACCTGATGTTACAGCTGGGGGTTACTACAGAACCACCTTCAGTAAAGGTTGGAGAAAGAGGTTCAATTCCAGAAATTGTCTGTGAAGTAAATGAAGACAAAGACAAGATAAGAGAAAATATAAAATCTAATGTGAAGCTGGGTTTGACACAAGTTAAACCGTATGAAACCCAGATGGAGAAAACTGTAAGTTTAGTTTGCGGTGGCGCTTCTTTAAATGATGATAAGGTTTATGCTCATCTTTTAGATACATATCTTAGAGGTATAAAAGTTGTTACTGTTAATGGCGCTTATAAATGGTGTTTAGATAGAGATATTAAACCATCTGCTCAGATTGTATTAGATAGTAGAGAATTTAATAACAGATTCGTTGATCCTATTGTTGATAAGTGCAAATATATTATCAGTTCTCAGTGCCATCCCTCGATGTTTGAAAAACTCAAAGAAAGGGAAGTTCATATATGGCATGTCGCTGGTGATGACAATTTTGATCTTTTAAAAGAAGCTTATGGGGATGATTATTTTCCAGTTATGGGTGGTTCTACAGTTACCTCTAGAGCAATTCACTTATTAAGAATGCTAGGATTTCCTAAGTTAGAGATTTATGGATTTGACAGTTGTATTATGGAACATCATCATGCGTATGAACAATCTGAAAATGATGGTGAGGCAGTTTTAAATATTATGGTATCCGGGAAGGAGTTTAAATGTACTGCAGCCCATTATCATCAAGCAAAAGAGTTCGTTGATATGATTTCAAAAACCGGCGAACATTATGATTTGGCTGTTCATGGGGATGGTCTAATTTCACATATAATTAAAAATCCCCATTCGCTGAAGAAAAAAGAGGAGGTAGAATAATGGCTGCTACTGCTTGGAGTTTTTACAACTCCTTTAGGGAGTACATTGGTAATGCTCAATTTGATCTAGACGGTACAGGTACAGGTTTTTATATGGCGTTACATACCAGTGCTGCAAGTGCCAATGTAAATACAAAGACGTTATCAACACAAGCATCTCTTGCTAATGAGGTTGCAAGTGGTAATGGTTATACAACTGGAGGCGCATCTGTTACTGCTAGGACTTGGGCCTCTGTCGCAACTGACAAGTATCGTTTTGACTCAACCGCCGTTGTATGGACTGCTACTGGTGGAGCAATTGCAAATATTAAATACGCAGTGATCTATCAGGCTGGAGGCAAATTAGTATGCTTCTCGAAACTCTCGACATCCCAGTTTACTTTAGCAGAAGATAATACACTCACTGTCACCCCAAGTGCCAGTGGTATATTTGAACTAGCATAGGAGGTGTATTATGGGTGTTGAAACGGCTACATACATTAGTCAACTTTCTGCTACAAATCCGCTGGGTACAGACCCAATCTCAGAAGGCGATAATCAAATTCGTCTTGTCAAGGAAGTATTGCAAGCCCAATTTACTAGTCTTGGGGCAGCAGCAGTAACTGCATCTGCAACTGAGCTAAACTTAATTGATGGATATACTGGTACAACGGCGGAATTAAACACTCTCGATGTTACCACCCAAGGAACTTCAGAAGCATCTAAAGTGGTAACGGCGGATGCAAGTGGAGATGTTACTATTGCTGATGGGGCATATGATTTTGACGTTGCTTCTCATGATGGAACAAATGGATTATTGCTTGCTGGTACTTTAGTTACAGCAACTGCTGCTGAAATGAATTATCTAGATATTACCACACTTGGTGTGTCTGCAAACTCTAAGGTGCTAACACAGAATGCTTCCGGCGAAATAACTATAGGGACTGGAAGTGTTTCCACTGGGGTTACGCGAGGAGTGCCTATAACCATTACACAAGGAACTTTAATAGACTTGGATACAGGTAATAACTTTCTCTATACACCAGCAGCAGCGGATGAATTATCTTTCGCTAACGAAACTACTGGTCAGTCCGGGTTTATTAAACTTATAAATCCCTCTGGTTATACTATAACATTAGGCTCCGAGGTAAAAGCTGTCTCTACTTTTGCAACGGACGTTACTGTTGCTGGAACTTATCTAGTTACTTATTTCTGTGACGGAACTAATGTTTATGTTTCGGCTTCGGCAGCCCTCGTCTAATGTCAATACTCCAGTCCGGCCTTGCTAAATCGTTAGCGGTAGACTATACGATTGATAACTCGTTGCGGTTTAATGACAACGATGGGTACTTGAGGAGAACATTTGCATCCGCTGGGAATCAAAAAAGCTGGACATGGAGTGGGTGGGTAAAGAAAGCAAAAATTGATGCTGAATTTCAGTTTTTTGCTACGGATTATTCCGATGCTGCTAACTATATGAATTTTAAGTTTCGCGCATCTCATGGAACGGAGTCTAAAAATTATACTTGTAATATTACTTGGGTAATTAGTAGCACAGTTCGTGTACTAGCAAGTACGAGAAAATTCAGGGACCCGGGTGCATGGATGCATGTTTCTTTAGTTTGCGACACCCCCAATGCGACTGCATCCAGTAGGCTACGCCTCTACATAAATGGGGAAGAAGTAACCGCATTCGATACTGATGATAGATCAGGCATTGGGCAAAACGACGACCTTCCAATCAATCGAGCAGGAGTGCATGATATTGGTGGGTGGAATGGAAGTGGGGATGCTTCTGGTTATTTAGCAGAGGTTTACTTTATAGACGGCACAGCCCTAACACCATCATCCTTTGGCGAACTATCCTCAACCACAAACCAGTGGATACCTAAAGACGCAGTTGATGATCTAACCTTTGGAACCAATGGCTTCTACCAGAAGTATGGTGCTACTGAGTTGGCTGATAGTTTTGAGGATAGTGCGCTACATCAAATACATACAGTTACCGCTGTTGGGGATGCACATACTGATACGTCAGTAAAGAAGTTTGGTACTGCTTCTGCTCAGTTTGATGATGTTGATTCTTACCTATCAATTCCAGATAATGAAGATTTTAATCTTTCGTCTGGTGACTTTACTATAGAATGTTGGGTCAGATTTAATGCTTTAACTTTCCAACCTATTTATTCTCAGGGTTTGACCGGTTCAGGCAGTGCTGAGGACCACCTTTGTTTCCATGGTTCTAATGGATTACAATTTATTAACCATCCTACTAGTGGTGGTACTGCTATTGACATAAATCAAGGTGATATAACTGGTTGGGTTATAGATACTTGGTATCATGTTGCTTTAACAAGAGAAAATACTACTTATTATCTTTTTAGAGATGGTATTGAACTAGCTTCTCTAACAGATGCTTCTACTATAGAAAATAAAACTTCCGCTATATTAATAGGTGCTATAAATGATTCTAGTATAGGTAACTTTTACGATGGTTATATAGATGAGTATCGTGTTTCCAAAGGAATAGCAAGATATGTAGGTGCATTTACTCCATCAACAACAGCGTTTACTTCAGACCAATATACAAAGTTACTACTTCATTGTGATGGCGCAGACGATGGTACTACATTTACAGACAGTGCAGACTCAGCACCAAGACACACCATAACAGCCAACGGTGATGTAGCCAATACAAGAGCAGTAAGAAAGATTGGTGACAGTTCTATTTACTTTGATGGTACTACGGATTGGCTTGAGTCACCCGACTCATCCGATTGGCAACTGGGCGATAGTGGTACTGGAGATTTTACTTGGGAAAGCTGGATATATCCAACGGAAACCACTAATGAGCATAGATGGTGGACACAGTATGAGGATGTAAATAATAGGTGGTCTTTTGAATTGTATCTCGGAAAGATGCATTTTTATTCAGTATCAGGTGGGTCTGAGGTAGCTGATATAAAAGAGACTAGTGTTAATATAGTTCAGGACGTGTGGCAACACGTTGCTTTTGTTCGAGATGGGTCTGATGCTTATTTTTATGTGAATGGAGTTTCTAAAGCATTAACAACAACGGTTGCTATGGGTACTCAGCCCGAGGTTTCAGGTGTATTATATATTGGGCGTTTTTCATCTGGCAGCGCACAAATGTATGAAGGTTACATGGATGAAATTCGTTATTCAAATTCCTGTCGCTACCCAGACGGTACAACCTTCACCCCACAAACCACAGAATTCACCGCAGACGCAAACACTCTACTCCTGATCCACTCTAACTGGGATGGTGGTCTTGGCGCAGACTCAAGCGGAAACTACAACACCTTTACCCCAACCAATCTGGTAGCAACAGACCAGATGATTGATACGCCTACTAATAACTTCTGTACTTTGAATCCGGTTGTCGCTAGCGCAGGAGCATCAATCGAAGGAAATCTTATATTTGATCCAGACTCATCTGCCACTTATAGTGG